CAAAATGAATCATACATAGGAAAATACTTTTCCACAGATTCAACCTTTATACAGGTGCCATACAATGACTTTTATTCAAAAGTAGATAGCATAACTAAAGAAGTACTTTCTAATAGAAATGGTGCAGAGATAGTTATACTTGACTGCCCAATGCTAAGTTCGGCAATTGCACCCAAAATTTGGGCAGAATCAAATATGTCAATCCTTGACCTTGGTAGAACTTTAAACGCTGCTAGATCGTTGGTCAAGACTAATGATTCAAAGAAATAAAAAAGACGAACTTACAGACAAACAGTATCTGACTCATCTTTTATTTGAGACAGATAAATCTTTCTCTGCAATTGCCCAGAGTATGGAGTTGACCTTAAATGAGCTTAACTCCATGCTTAAAAAACTTGGTCTTTACTGGGTAAAAGATCACAGAAGAAAGATGTCAAAGGGGCAAACAGTCTTAACTAGCGTTGCTAAAAAACTATTACCAGGTCAAAAAATAGTTAATGAATATCATATCGGAGATAGGTTAAAATTAGACGTATATTGCCCTTCGTACAAACTTGCTCTTGAGTTTCATGGCATACAGCATTTCAAATATAGCCCATTATTTTTTGATTCTAAAGATGAGTTTATTGAAGCACAAAAGAGAGATGACAAAAAAGCCGTTCTTTGTGCAGAACAAGGAATTGTACTTGTCGTATTTAGATATAATGACAACATATCAGAAGAGAATGTCTATGCTAGAATATTAGACGCCATAAAAAGTACAGCCGATGATAAATCTGTAGTTAAAAAAATAAAAAAACCAAGTGTAAAACAAAATCAGATGTATCAAAAAGCAAAAGAGATAAGATCAGAACGCAATAAAAAATATTATAAGCAGATGAAAGAGCAAAGAAAAAATGGAAGAAGAAGTAAAGACTGAGACTCCTCAGTATCCAATTGAATACCAGGTTTTTGCCCTTTCTCTTAGAAACCCTGGCTCGATTGCGTACTTTGACGCGCAACTGCCTGAAGATATCGTTGGCACAATAAATAACCAAATTGGAATAAATGAATTTTACAAAGCACTTTTAGCTTATCATCATGTTACTAAACTAGACTTAGTTGATCCGGTTGCTTTTAAGTCTTGGCTTGAATCAGAAACAGATATACATTCAGGTCTTGGTGGTGCAATAGGTGTTGACACCATGATAGATATTCTTTTAAATATAAAGATATCAGATCATGAGTCTGTAACTCAGGTAATTAAACATAGAGCCAACAAACAAAAGCAGCTTAATATTCTCCAGGAACTAGAGTTTATTTTAACTCAAAAAGGGGAAAAGACAGCTAAAGAAATAGCTAGAATTTCTGAGATAACAACAGAAATTAAAAACTTAGAAAATGAATTAAATTTTAACCCTTTAGATAGCGTTACTACAGCAGAAGATATAGCGAAAAGAGCAGAGTCTCTTTTGGATATACCAAGTTTTCTTCCAACCCAATACAAATCTTTGAATAGAGCAATGGGGTATACGGACGAGGGAGGTTTCTTTAGGGGCGCAGTTCATGCGATTATTGCTCCTTCTGGAAAAGGCAAAAGCACTTTTGCCAAATGCTTAGTTAACAATTGGGCAGATACTGGTTATAGAGTATTATACGTAAACTTTGAGGAAGCAGTTCCTCACTGGGAAAGAGTTCTTATGACTCAGATAATAGAGAAGAACGTATATGCAGAAGCATCAAATTGGTCTGATAAAGAAAAAGAAGACAACTTAAATAAGTTCCAAGAAAAGCTAAACCAGTGGGGCGACAGATTCATGGTTAGACATGACCCAGATACTCCATATTTTGAGGACCTTGAAAAGTGGCTACGAAGCATTATGGGTCATTCGGAACTAATCCCAGACGTTATTGTGATTGACACAATCCAATCCATGTTCACTAGATCTTCAGGAAAAGGTAAGCCACGTTGGGGTGAGTTTGAAGAGATGATGGTTAGACTAGAGAAGCTTGCTAGAGATATGAGTTGCGTCTTAATTATCACAGCTCAAGAAAACGCAAACAGAATGAAAGAAAGAAGAGAAGTAGTTCAGCAGTCTGATACTGGCGGCTCTCTTTCTATCCAGCAAAAGTGTGCTGTCACAATATTTATTACAGAAAAAAAATTAATAAGTGGAGATGATTCAGAAGATGAGAATATAATGCAACTGCAGATCCCAAAAAATAGAATAACTGGATCTACATATGTGTACAATTCTCCTCTAGTTAAGTACATAGATCAGCATAAAAAATATGTTGAATATGAACCGATAACAGCAGAATCATACGCTAAAATAGTTAACTCAGAAGACATGGAAGAACTCATGTCTAGTATCAATATATTGTAAAGGCACTATGTTACACATAACAACACAACAATTAAAAGATTTTCAAACATGTGAAAGACTTTACGATTTTAGACACAGAGAAAAGCTGGCTGAAACAATTGGTGGAAGACAACTGCTGTCTGCAAAGTTTGAATCAACATTAAAAAGTATTGTTCATTATTTCTTTTATAAAAAACAAGCAGGTGTGACTCCATCGTACGCCTCACTTTTGAATAGATGGGAAAAGTTATGGTTTCCTAAAGAGACATCTTCATTTGGTATTGTTTATGAGCAGCACGAAACCTTGTATGGGAATACAGCTAGCTTGACAAGCAAAGCAGCATTTGTTTTATTAGATCTTATAGAAAACTTTGGAGATCAAGATATTATACCTATTGGTATTGATGAAGAATATATCGCACCAATAACTGATGATGTAGCAATTAAAGATAAGTTTGATTTAATTTATTCAAAAAATAAAAAAATATATGTTGTTAAATGGGTGTTTAATCACAAGTTAAAGTATGAAGACAGTTATATTTTTGATTTTGCGGTAATGAACGTTGGCTTTATGAATAAGTTCCGTGACAAAAAGAATATAACTAGTTTTGGTTATGTTGATTTAATGAATCAAAAATCAGATTTTATAGAATTTTCAGTAGAAAATGCAGACATCGAAGCTTTAAAATACTGGTGCAATTCTTTGTACGAGGAAAAAACATTTCCTTCAAGAAGAGGGCTAACCTCATATTGCAAGTCATGCCCATTCGATAAGCCATGCTCTAAGTGGGTTGCATGGGAAAAAAAGGAGCAAAAAAATGTCAAAAAATAATTCCAATAATGTTCTTGATGATCTTTTATCAGATAAAATTCAAACAACTTCTTTAAAAGATGAGGATAAAATATTAGAACCTCTTCTTGAAGAAATCAATTTAATAATTGATGAAGGAATTAGATCTTTTGTAAGATCTATATTGTATAGAGCTGATGGATTTTGGCAAATACCATCTAGTTTTTCTGGCAAATATCATCCAAAAGACGAGCATGGGGAGGGGGGCAATGTCCTTCATACAAAGAGAGCAGTAAAAATTGCAAGAATTATGTGCGATTCATACTCCCTCCCGCAAGAAGATATTGACATAGTTATCGCAGCAATGCTTTTGCATGATGTTACTAAAGGTGTAAAGGATGAAACATCTAATGCATACAAGTATGATCCAATGCACCCATACACAGTAGGCCTTTTTGTCCGAAGATGTCAAGAAGATGACAAAAATTATGCTTCAGAAGTGCAGTCTTCAACATTGTTTTTGTCAGAAGATGTAGTTCAATCAATTCTGCGTTTGGTAAGATGTCATTTAGGCCCATGGTCACCAGTCCCCGAAACTACTCCAATTACATTTATGGATATGATAGTGCACAGACAATATTTCGTCTAAGCTCCATCATATTGTTGAGGTCGACAATGTGGTAGAATCTAGATGGAAAAATTATGACGAATGATAACAATATAATCCTAAAAAGATTTACTCTCTTAAAAAGATTAGATTACTTTATAGAAGAATCTATATATTATAGAACTCATTCAGAATCTTTTTTGAATAAAAAAAATACACTAATAAATATCAACCAAAACACTCGGTAAAACAAAAGTATTATGAAAATTAACTTAGATAGTAAATTTCTTTCTGAATGGAAATATTATGAAGTCGCAAGATACGTTCCCTCTCTTGGTAGGGTTATAAGAGAGAAGAATAAAATCATTGAGTTTAAAGATATCAAAGAGTATTCAGAAAAAAATAATAACAATGGTATATACACTTCTGTATTTGCCTATAACTCAGAAGATCTAGAAAAAGCTACACGTCTTCGGACCACTTTACTTTGACCTGGATCACGCAGACTTTAGTGTAGCTATGCAAGAGTGTGTTAAGTTATACGAATATCTTGCAAAACGAATCCCAAAGCAATCTATTTTAGTGTATTTTACTGGCAAAAAAGGCTTCCATATAGAATGTGAACCTGTTGCCTTAGGCATTAACCCTAGCAATACACTACCTAAAGTATTTAGATATATCGCAACAAAATTAAAGAAAGATCTTGAATTAGTTAGTCTTGATTTTAGCGTATATGATCTAAGAAGAATGTGGCGTTTACCTGGGTCTAAGCACCAAAGTACTGGTCTATATAAAACTCTTTTAAATCCACTTGGTAATGATTCAATTTTATATTCTGATCAAGAAACAATAGTGAATTACTCTTCTACTTTGCAGCCTATTGATGTAGCTGAACAAAGCTTTGCTTACTCAGCTAATGAATGGTATCGAGAAAACATTTATGAAATGGAAGAAGATGAAAAAAGAAAAGACAATCCTCTAGACTATTTTAATAAGTTTGGTTCAAAAGCTTTTAAAGACTTAAAAGAAACCCATAAAGTTTTTGATAGAGACGCCCTTCTTCACGGTTGCTCTGCTGTTGCAAGACTAAAAAAACAAGCTGAAGAACAGCATTTTTTGGAACACGAAGCTAGATTGTTTTTGTGTTCAATACTAACTTATACTGAAGATTCGATAAAGTTTCTGCATGAAATACTCAGCAACTGCTCTGATTACTCATTTGATAAATCTTCTGCACACATAAATGATTGGGTTAAAAGAAGACAGATGGGAACTGGCGGTAGACCATTTACTTGTGATAGAGCAAATGCAGTCGGTGTTGGCTGTGGAGAATGTAAACTAGAAAGAAAAAATAAATGGGCTCAAATTGGAAACAAATATGTTGAAACTACAGAAAAGTCTTCACCATCACCAATTAGATACGCCTATAAAAATATAAAGAAAGAGGAAAATAATGGCAATAAGAAATCCAGATGATGTAATTGGCGTCTGCTCTGAGTGTAAATCAGATCAGCCAATGGGCTACATGGAAAATAGCGCGTTTGCTCAAGCTGGTATAGCTGTTCCTTGTAAGTTTTGTGGAGGAATTGTAATTATAACCTATAGAGAAACAAGAGATCAATCACTTGGTAACTCTGATAGGGAGAGAGGGATAAATTGAAAAATTGGACCAACCTACATAACCATACTGTCTTTTCAATGTTAGATGGTCATGGTAAAGTAGAAGAATATTTTTCTAAAGCCAAGTCACTTGGGATGGTCGGTCTTGCTAGTACTGACCATGGAAACATACACTCATGGTTAGACTTTTATGATGCAGGCACAGCTTGTGGAGTGAAACCAATACTTGGTTCTGAGTTTTATCAAGCTAGAAAATCTAGATTTGATAGAGATGAGGAAGAAAGATCAGGTCCAGCAAAAAATGAGTGGGAACAAAGAGGCCCATATCATTTAACAATACTAGCTAAAAACAATACTGGTTATCACAACTTAATAAAACTATCTTCTAGGTCATATTTAGATGGATATTATGTTAAGCCTAGAATAGACCACGAACTCATAGCAGAGCACGCTGATGGTCTTATAGTGCTTTCTGGGTGCCTCAATGGGGAGATAGCTCAGGCGTTATTAAGAGGAGATTATAATTTTGCTCTCACAACTGCCGCAAAAATGCAGGACATTTTAGGTAAAGAAAATTATTTTATAGAAATACAAAATCATGGATTAAGTGAGCAATTAAAAATTACATCTGACTTAATAAAAATAGCTAATACAATTGGCGCAAAGATAATACCAACAGGCGACTGTCACTACGTGCATAAAGAAGATGCACGAGCTCACGATATTATGTTGTGTGTATCAACTAACTCAAATATAAATACAGAAAACCGTTTTTCATTTAGCGGAGACAATTTTTATTTAAAATCATATGATGAGATGGCTGAAGTGTTTTCAGAGGAATGGTTAAAAAACACAATGCACATTGCAGACATGGTTAATGTTAACTTAAAGTTTGGTGAACTATACTTTCCTCATTTTCCACTTCCAGAAAATAAAAAAACAGATGACTATCTTGATGAGTTAGCTTGGGAAGGTCTTAAGAAAAAGTATGGGGATCCTCTTCCAGAAGAAGTTTTAGCACGCGCTAATCACGAACTTCGCGTAGTTAAGGAAATGGGTTATCCAGAATATTTCTTAGTTGTTTCTGATTTAGTTCAATGGGCAAAAGCAAATGATATTAGAGTAGGCTGGGGAAGAGGTTCTGCAGCTGGAAGTATTTTATCTTACGCTTTAGGAATTACAAATTTAGATCCATTAAAATTTGGTTTGCTGTTTGAAAGATTCTTGGTTGAAGGAAGAAAGTCAATGCCGGATATTGACTTAGACTTTGATGATAGACATAGAGATAAAGTAATTGATTATGCTAGAAACAAATACGGAGATGACCGAGTAGCACATATATGTACTTTTAATAAAACTGGTGCACGACAATCTATTAGAGACGCA